TGTTTGATTTGCCCTAGGCGTTCTCGTAGACTTTTGGCGAGTTGTGTTCTCAGTATTCATGATTAATCCCTCACATATTTAGCGTATTCTTCGAGTGGTACATTTAACCTCTTCGCAATCGCAACTTGAGAGGGCGTTAATCGCACAGTTTTTCGTCCACTTCTATTGCGGGATGCGGAAGCTTCGGCTGACGCAACCTTACGACTTCCCCCGTTACTTTTAGACTTAGAGTCGAATTTATGTGGAAACTCGGCTTTTAGTCTACTGTCCAGTTCAGCATAGTAGTCATCTGAGGAAGGGTCAAACCCCTCATCCTCTATAAGCCGCCTATGAATGCCGAAAGCCCCATATGTCATAACTTCGTCTTGACCAAACCAGTCATTTTTCTGAGCCCAAGCTTCCGCTTTAGGATCTGGTTCCGCAGCAGGTGCTGCTGGCGCAGCAGTGGTTTGAGGGGTTTCTGCGACAGGAGTTTTCTCTTCTTCCGTAGCTTTTTCGGCTCGAACAGCCTTCAAAGTGCCTTTTTCAACAGTAAGATTAGCCAAAGCTTCTTGCGCTTCCACAATCTTATCTACGTCACCTGTCTCATGAGCTTGCTTTAAAATTTCTTTTGCCGAATCAATCTGGTTTGAAACTCTGCTCTCAAACTGTTCTTGATAACCCTTGTCAAGAGAATCAATACGCTGTTTGAGGTTTTCGTTTTCTTTCCGAACGCTTTCCGCATACTCAATTGCCGTTTGTTTCTGTCGTTCTTCTTCACGAAAACGCTTGGTAAGATTGTTTATTCGGCTCTTTACCCCAGAACTATATTCATCAAGTTCCTCTTCAGAAGCTTGCACGGGTTCTGGAGAATCTTCTTTCGCTCCTTGCGAAAGATTTACGTCTACCGATTCTTCCTCGGTATCTCCGATGTCAATTTTAGTTTCTTCAGGCATGGTTATCCTCCATGATAAAATTCTTCTTTCTACACATGCTTGATGTCGTCAGGCTCAAGAATTGTAGCAATGACCTCATCATCATTAATGATGCGTACTTCGCCACCCTCAATTTTAAATCGAGCGCCAGCGTAGCGGCCAATGCAAACCCAATCACCTTCTCCACACCAAGATTGCCCGTCTGGGCCAAATTTGTTTGGATCCTGATATGCAAGAGGACCTACCCTCAAAACATATGCAACCACCGTAGCGAGTGCTTCCCTATCACGAACAGCGTCGGGAATGTGAATGCCGCCATCTGTAGTGGCCTTGCCCATATAGGGCATAACAAGGAGTCTCCAGCCTGTGGGCTGGGGTAATCTCTCTTTTAAGTTTTTGGAAACCAAAGACGGATCGAGAACTTTCTCATCCTTCTTTATATATGCTGTTGCCAAAGTTGCTTCTTTCTGCTTTTTCTGCGAATCCAGTACATGATCTGGAACGTATAGAGTTTTAGTCATTCGTCCTCCGAAGATTGCAGAAGATCCTTGATCTCCTGTTCTGCGAACTCTAACCCCTTTAGTTCTCCGATAAGTTGCTTGTAAGACTCCATGTCTCTAGGGCTACCGTGAAGGATTGAGTCCTGGGTTAATTCTATGCGACCCTGTATAGCTTTTAATACAGAATAAGCAAAGGTCGTTGGATCAGCCATTTACTAAAAAGATCCTCTAAAGTTTTTGCCACTGATAGCTCCGCCGTCAGCGTATTTAATGGGGCCACGTTTTTCTTCTTTCATACCACCACGCATATAGCCGAGTTCATCGACCATGGCTCCACCCATGTTCTTTCCTTCAGCGTCTTTCAAAGCTTTTTGATAAGCTTTCTCCAAAAGATCGCCTGTTAGTTCGGCGGCAGTGTTCAAACCAATGCCTTGGACATCAACAACAAAGTCCCGTTTTTCCTCGTCGGTCATTTTGTTGTCTTGAACGATAACCTTTTTCTCTTTTTCTGCCATCAGAATGTCCCCTTTCCACCGTTGTCGTTGTAGGTGAACCCTTTTACTTGAGCGGGTGGGGTTCCCTTAATACGAGCCATTCCACCGTCAGCCATGTTCATCATGTCTGCATCGTTAATTCTTTTGGCTTTCTTCATAAGACCGCCAGCTTCACGCTCTGACATATCCATCTGTTCAGCCATCTGGTCGGTCATGCCACCGTCTCGCATACCGAGAGCCTTCTTTACACGGAGACGATCCGCATCTGAAATTGTTTTGCTAGACTCGTTTAGAATGCTCTTCATGTACTTTTCTTCAATACGGGCGCGATCCGCATCTGAAATAGTTCGGTTACCCTCGTTAAGCATCGTCTCCACTAACCGACGATCCGCATCTGAAATTGTTTTGCCACTAGCCATTATTTTCTCCTTCGTTTAACAGACTTAACTCTACGGGGCTTACCAGCCGGTTGGCCCAGACGTTTTTTCTGAGAAATCCTAGACCTCTTCTCAGACGAGGTTAGTTCCTTGGCCGTCTTAGGTGTCTTCTTGGAAACACGTTTACTCGGCCTGCAATAAGGTGTTCCTCTTTTTTCGCCTTTCTTTCTTCCGCAAGGCTTACCTGTCCTTACGTCAACCCAATCTTCCTTAAACCAACGCTTGAGAGCCGCCCCCTTTTTTGTCTTCCGAACAGCCATCAGAATATCCTGACTTGTCGCCCACCGTGCTTGGACATCACCGCCCCGCACCCGTTAGTCTTAACTGTCATTCCACCTTTTGCACGTTTCGTCTTGTTGCCCCAGTTCTTAGCGCCAACCTTTCGGCACTTGGCTATGGCTCCTGACGCATACGCAGACGGAAACACTTTGTATCGAGCTTTAACTTTTCTATAACAAGCGTCTTTTGCCATTTAGGTTTTTTTCCTGCTTTTAGTTTTAACTATACCCTTTAATGTTTTAGCTTGACCCGCATGTAATTTAGAAGCTTTTTTCAAACCTTTAATTACTTTTTTCATTTTAGTTTTGTTTTTTCTAGTTAAAGCCATTAGCACTTCCACCTTCTACGAGCTTGCCTGATCCGAGAGTTAGGATCATTCCTGGTTTTGGCAGAGCTTCTTTTCAACTGACCAGCAGACCTCGCGCAGTAACTCTTTCTGCGTTTTGCGGCCTTACTTCCCTTTTTAACTTTTCCTGTAACAGCAGTTTTGAGTTTGGAGCCAGGATTGGCTTTACGATACGCGGCAACACCTTTCTTCGTCATCCCAGCACCTTTGCTGGTCTTACGATAGTTCGCACCCTTACCTGTTGTAGTGCGACGAATAGGTTTTTCGCGTTTTCTAGCCATTTTGTTTCACGTGAAACATCACTGTTTCTCACTGTATAAGTTATCAAATGTCACTGACGGATCCATGTAACTACCGTCTGATTCTGCGCTGTGTGTCCACTGACTCGGTTTAAAGTCAGGGGCTCCTTCTCCTGTCTCCCACAATGCGGGACTTGTTGCTCTAACTCGGTTATTAGGTAGAGCTATAATATTACCTGTCCATTTTCCAGCATCTGTAAGTTCAATTACATGACTTTGTTTATGCTGTGCAGGATCATCCGAAATAGAAGATCCTGTATAATCAACAGTAAACATATACTTACCCGTATAAAACTCCCCGTCAATCTTACAAACCCAAGGACTCGAACTAGTCCTATCATACCGTATGACGGAATGATCCCTGGAGCTACAATCCCAGGGTTGAGCGTGATGGGTAACCATTCTTTCTGGCCATTCCTCCAATGGACTGTCTGCTATAAGAGCCGTAATTGGCATTCTGGCCCACATAGCACCTCCGTGAACATTCTCTTCCTCTGTATCGTCACTTTCACAGCCCGTAAAAATAAGCTGAAAACTTAAACAGCGATCTGGAATAGTATTTACCGAGATAGCCATCGCGTGAAGATACTCCCCATGATACTTTTCATGGTTGTATGTAAATTCTTTTCGCACCCAGCAATGAAAATGCGGGATGTTGCTTTGAAGATATGGCATTACTTGCTGCGTCGAACCCCACCACGAGCATAGCCCTTCTTCCGCATACCGGCTCCGCCTTTAGCGTAGCCTTTTTTCTTTTTCATAGCGGCACCGCCGCCCATCATTTTCTTGCGAGTACCGCCTTTTGTCTTACGTTTTGCCATCTTTTTTCTCCTTGTTCCGGTTAGTTGTCGAGGCATTTGTGATCTGGATATTGCCATTAAAAAACCTTAGTCTTAGACTTTCCGCCATCCATAGAAGACATATACTTAACTAAATTTTCCGCCAATATAGGATCAGTTTTCAGTTCTCCTGCTAATTTAGCAGCAACTATTCCGTCAGCCGTTGAAAGATCAGCAGCTTTTACTTTAGGCGCTCCGCGTCTCGTCAAGTGAACTTTGGGTAGTCTTCTTCTAGCCATCAGAATACCCTCGTTTTACTGGCCATACCGCCATCGTTGCGTTCAAGTAGTTTTTTAATGTCGTCCACATCTTCTGGAAAGTCTCTGCTAGGTACAAATTCCAAGGTTTCTGTGCCGAACCCTGTATTATCTTTTATAGTATACCCGATGCCTCCGGGCTTGGGTTTTTTTACAAAGGGTCCCCTTTCTTCCTTCGTATAGGGAAGACCTGTTTTTGGGTTTATAGAATACCTATATTCCAGCGTCTTTCGTTTAGGCGCTTTCTTTTTCTGGGCCTCTAGAGTGCTTCCCATCACAATTTACTCCCTTTTCGAGCCTGTTGCTCCATACGCTCTCGATTAACCTCGGCACGCAATAAGGCAATATCTTCCTGAGAGTCGATCTTGTCTTTTACAAGATCCTGTCGTTCCTCTTCCTTACGTTCCTCAAAGTTCTGCTTAACAGCAAACTCTTCCGCCTTGCGCTGAACATCAGCCGCCTTGATATCAAGTTCCTTGGAACGAAGCTGAACAAGAGGATCAACCTCACCCTCTGGCGGAGGCATCAGAGCCGTCATTACCTCTTCCGTGTATTGTGCAATAAGTTCTGCGACACGTGCTTCCATGTCCACTTGCGGAGGCTGCTGGCCAAGTTGAGCGGCCTGTTCCATAGCCATACGCATTTCTGCGTCAGCTACACCTCGCGCTTTGAAAGCAACGTGTTCACAGAGATGAGCCTGAAGCAACGCAAACACAGGCGGAGAAGACGCAGGGATTGGTGTCTTCATAAAGATTATGTGCGCTGTGATATGTGCGTCATGATCCTGAGTCGGGAATGCTTGCAAGGTTTCCTGAATAATTGACTTAGCATTCTCAATTGCCGGATCCGTAGGCTGTTGCGGTTGGGGGGTCGGCAGTAAAGCTTCAATGTTATGCACCCCTATAGCCTCATAAATACGGCGATAGGCTTCATACAGATTATGCATCTGTGGGTTGCTCTGGGCGAGTTGAAGCTGGGTCTGTGCTAACGCAAGACGCTGAGACATCGAAAAGATATTCGGATCAGAAACGGGAATTACGTCAACCCGCTCGTCAAAATCCATCTGTTTGATGCTTGCTTCCGCTCCATACACATTATAGGGGTACATCGGAGGGAGTGATTCAGCGAACACACGACTCAGCATCCTAAACTCTTGTTTCTGTGCATAATGCAGTCTTTTGTGTATGGCTGACATCACCTTTGAGCCGCGTTCCAAAAGCGCGACTGTTGTTCCTACTGCGGCCTGTTGATTTCCGTCTCCAACCTGCATATCAGCAATAGCCGCGAACCTTCGACCAGCATCCACTACAAAACCAAGAAGAGCCATCAAGGTTTGGCTGGGCTCCTTATAGGGAAGAGGCAGAATACTTTCCCGCAAAGCACCACCAGGGACTCACCAGGAGCGAGAGGCTCATCAGCATCACGAATACGAATACCACGAGCTTTAAAGCCAGCGGGAAGATTAGCAAGTGTCCCAGCATCTATCAGTTGCCTTAAAATAGAAGTTGCGGAACGACCTAGACCACCAATCATGTGGAGAAGACCGAAACCATAAAAACCAAGACCTGGTAAAAACTTGTAATGAGAAAAGTATTGGGTCTTTCGGTAATACTCGTCACCATCACGCCAGTTACGACGAACGGAAAGAACTTTTGAACTTCCTTCGTCTATTGTAACTATGTAAGGAAGCTTGATACCTGTGCGTTCACCATCTATGGGGTTAACGTGTTCAAAACCCGGAAGGTCTAAGTCGGTATGAACTTCGAGAATTGTGCAATCCTGATCATCAGCACCTGTCTTCTCTACGCCCATCAAGCTGCGTTCTTTCTCTCTTAATTCATCGTCCGAATCATAAGGAGAAAGTTCAATGTCTCGATAAAAGCCAGCCGCCTGAAATTTACGAACATCATTCGTGTTCATTCGGATCAGGTGTGTAATGCGAGAAGCAGAACTTAAATCAGTGGCATTATAAGGAACATAAAGATCATCTGCGGGGACAAATCGAGAGACGGCCCGATCCAAAATATCATCAAAGTAAACTTTCTTGAAAGCACTTCCCGCTAGCGGAAGATAGAACAGCAAACGATCCATCTCTGGATCATACTCATCCATGACATGAGTTATCTGGTAGTTCATAAATTCCTGAACGCGACGAGCCTGCATTTCAACTTCAGGTGTCGCTGCACCGACAACCTGAGTACGAACCGGGCCAGAGCTAGGAAGAAGTTCTTTATAAGCTTGAGCTTGAAATTGAGTAACCGCTTCCGCAATAAGAGGATGCGTTACACCACTGGATCCTCGAAAAGGTTCCTCACGATTTTCATATTTGATGCCCAGAAGTTCGAGACCTTCTGTGTAAGCGTCTTCCCAATCCTGGCGTCCGCTTTTGTCGTCTTCGTAATAACCAATAAGTTCTGAGGCAATCTCCATCAGAACTCTTTCGTCCATAATTTCAGCTAGGTTTGCATCTGGTTCGGCCTGAAGTTCTTCCGTAATCATTTCCTCAAAATTCAAAATAACGGAACCATCTTCTTCTTCCGTCATTTCTGTGGGTTCTTCAATCTCTTCTACTTCAATCTCCTCTTCCATACCCCCTATGGGCATACCTTGAGCAGGCATTGAAGTATCAATCAAAGAAATAGGTTCCCTAGCCATTATTTACTCACTTTCTTAAACTTTTCAAAAGTACGGAGGCCGCCAAGACCGAGCATCCCCATAAGGACGGGCATCATTTGAGACATATCAAGCGCAGGCAAATCAATAAGATGACCCGTCTGAGCTAATATAAACTGTAAAATTGGAGTAGCAACGTAGGTCCATGCAAGCGCAATCCCGCAGGACCAACCGATAAAGGGCCGCCAGCCAGCCACGAAGATGGAACGGTGGGCCGCTTCCTGTTTATTGATGTCTAATTGGGCTAAATCTATCTTAGCGAGGTGTATTGCAAGCTGTTTTTCAATTTCGCGTTCAGCTTTGGCCCGAGCTTCTTTGTCTTCAGGCAAAAACCTTCCCACAACGTCTGTGACGGTAGGTAAGAGAGCCGAAATCAAAGAAGCAATCATTTTAAATCCTTTTATTAAACAAAATTACCACAAAAACAAAAAATTACAATGTCAAGTCTTGTTTTCGAGCCTTTCAATCCTTTTTTCCAGGGTTCTGACGATGTGAAACAGCCTTTCTTGGCGTTCATCCGTCCGAGCCATGAACTCTGCCGACTCTTTTGTGGCCTGACTTAGCTTTTCGGGCTGTAAAATACCCGTTACTACGGTCAGTTTGTTTTCAACAACAGTTAAACGTGTCAAAATAGAGTCAGAACGGTCTGATTCTACCTTAACGGACTCTTCCAGACGGCCAACATCGGAAATTATCGCCTTCAATTGATTTTTGGCAACTCCCCACGCAGTGGCAAGGCTGGCAATAACTCCACCAATCGTCAATATCAGGCGATAATCATCCATAAAAAACCTCTTAGAGGATGCCTTTTTCCTTCAAAATAAAAGCACCCGCGCCTGCAATTATGCCAGCCAATACAACCCAGAAATTATCAATAAGAATCCCAACGCCTACAACGCCAAGACCTAACGCCGCATACGTTGATGGTTCACGCATACGATCTGCAATCCATTTTGTCATGGAATACTCCTAATAATATTGTCGAACTTGTGGACGGAACGTAGGTTCGTCTTCTTGCTCGTCACTGTCAAGGCGAAGAAAGCCCCCTTTACGGTATCTGATAAGTGCCATGGACATACTATCGCAGTAATCGTCATGTTCTCCATTTGGAAACGCTGCACACTCGTCAATAACCTCTTCCGAGAACTTTCTTTCGGGAGCCCACACCTTTCCAGACTCGAATATAGGAGCCACCATGTGCATCCGGGTATGCTTGTCTCTACCTTTTGAAGGCGTGTAGTTAACAACGGGAATACCTATCGTCCGCAATTCATCTGTAAGAGGTGTTCCACTGGCTTTTGCCTCGATCAACACCATGTCGGGCTCCCAGTAGTTGTATTCCTCTAGAGCATTTGTTTTCAGTTCGGGAAAGTCCCAGCGTCCACGCTTGGCGTCCATGAGAATCAAATTGTCTGGTCCACCTTCTTCCGGCTGAAACACACCCCACGTGGTGATAGCCGAGTAGTCCGCTGTTTCTTTCTTCGAGAACGCTGTATCGTAACTCTGCATGATGTAGCTAACGGGAGGTATGGAATCCTTTTCCCACGTGTTCCACCATTCCTTCTTGATGATGGCTCCTTCTTCCGCTGTAGGATTCTGTTGCCACTGTGCATTCCACTTTCCCAAGGACAGTGAAGCCTTGACCCTTAACAACTCATCCTTTTTCCAGAACTCTGGCCACAGCACATTGTCACTCGGGAGTATGGCGGGAAACTCCACAACATCCCACTGGTCGGACATTACGTCCGAAGCCTGTGCCTTGATCAGCTTGCCCGTCAAATCTTTCAACGACCACCGCGTCATAACCACCACAATGGAACCACCAGGCTGGAGTCTCTGACGAGGACCTGACGTATACCACTCATACGCATTTTCCATTGCTGTCTCGGACAACGCATCCTGTTCCGAGTGCGGGTCATCAATAATCAGCAAATCCGCACCACGGCCAGTGATG